GAGCACAAGTGTTGGTTGCCAGGTTATAGTTGATGCCCTGGATAGCTTCCCTTGTTTCACAGCAACAATTTGCTAACTGAGACTGTAATGCGTTGGTGTTCTGCATACCGGCTACGGTGTCAGCATTAATTGCCTGCTGAACGCCATTGAAGCCCTGAAGCATTCCAACGTTCACGCCGTTGAAGCCGCTCTGCATGGTATTGTTGAGAGCATATGTGCTATCGCAGATACCCTGCTGAATGCCTCTGATACCATTCTGAATATCATTAAGAGCAAAACTCTCGCTAATATCTGAACGGGTTGCCCATCCTTGGAATCCAGCACCATTTGCACCATTTCCACCATTGCCGCCGAAGCCGCCGCCCCAGCCGCCAAAACCTCCCCATCCAAAGATGGCAAAGATCAGGACGAGCCAGATAAGTGAAAAGCCATCACCGCCCCACATATCATTGGCGCGATTATTAGAGCCTGTAGCGGCAGCAATGTCACTAAGACTGTAATTTGAACCATTCATCATGTTTTTAGTCTCCTTAAATTTTATTTACAATAGGAGACATCCGCGGCTGTCGTCCCAAATTGTAGCGATTTTTAATCACCCAATTGTGGGGAAGTATTATAATCCAAGGAATTTTTGTATAATTCCATCTGGAGATAAATGTTTTTCGTTAAATACATTTTGCTGTATTTGATGTAACTGGTCTGTATCACCTTTTTTGTATAAATCCAACGCATTCTTCAATGTTGGATTATTTCCTGCAAATTTACTCATATCGTTCATCATGTTGTCAACACTTCCGAACCTCTGAGAAATCATTTTCTCAAATTGCTTTTTCATCATGGCGTTTGGATTGAATGTCATCTCTGCCTACCTCCGTTCTGCTTAGGTTCTGGTGTTCCCGACATCTGCGTCGGAAACATATTCTTTATTTCAGAAATCTCCGAACAAACATCATTCCGAAGCTGATTAAACATTGCTTCAATGTCAATCTGCTTTTCATCTTGCTTAGATTGCTGTTCATCTGGATTTACGAGTCGGTAAACAAAAATCCTGCTCCTTCCATCGGATTGAAGCTGTTTTCTGTAAATTTCAGTTCCGTCTGTTTTTGGATAGTAAACAGGATTGCCGGACATATCCACATCTTTAGCCTTTACAGTATCAATCCCATCCACCATCTGTCCTTGAAGCATAGGGGATTGTGGAACCGGCTGTAACTGTTGCATCTGCATTTGACCATAAGGCATTGCCTGTTGGTAATTATTCTGCAATTGTGCCAGTCTGTCCTGATACGGTTGTATTTGTCCGTATGGGCTGTTTATCATTGGCTGTTGCGGATAATACGGATAACCTGCCATAATCTGTTCCTCCTGTCCGGGATTCAAGAATCATGTCCATATCATCTATGGAACGATGCTTTTCCCATATGCCCTCGTAAGGGTTTCTTAACATAATCATTGTGTTTTCTCCTATGATTATATTATATAGGAAGGAACTCTGTTTTTGAACGTCACTATTTCGCCACGTTTTCGCCATAATACAAAGAAAAGCCCCGACAATACATCGGGGCAACTTTGGAAATTTTCTTCTTTATTCTTTTGTTAATTCGGTCTATGGTTCTCGGACTATACCCCATAAGTTCAGATGCTTCCCATAGTGTCTTTTCGCCATAAGCCCGTAATCGAAACAGTTTTTCTTCTCTGGAATCGAAGCCTGCTTCTTTTAAATAAAATTTTCTTTCATCTTCTGAAAAGTCTGTATAATTCATATTTCCACCGTCCTCCCTTACAAGTGGAATCGATTTGTTACATAGGAAATATACCGCTCAACATAAATCCTACAACTGCTCCCACGACTGCTGTTATAATGCATACAATAATGGTGTCATAACGTTTGCCAGGGACTGCCATGAGGATTTTTAAATTGTTGTTCATCTCATCGACTGTTTCTTTGATATGATCTAAGTCATTGCTATACAGGGCAGTCTGCTGTTCGAGTTTATTAATTCTAGAATAAAATTCCTTGTGTCTTTCAGACTGCTTTTCCTGCATATCATGAATATTTTTTTCAATTTCTTCCAAGCGGTGATTGTTAAAGCACTCATGTTCGCATTCCATCGCTGTTCCTTTCTTCACTCCCTTAACATTTGCTTTTCCCTACTGAATATAAGCAACCCAGCGGCACTCCGGGAGGACAAAAATACTGTGCCACGTGACCCAACCATCTTATTAAATTAAACTTCCTGCAAATGGAAAAACGCCATGATTGATATATATTTCCGTTTCGGATTCCCATTTTCGACTTACTGAATTTTCAGAGTGCGATTCTTGGAACTCGGCTCCCTGCTTCACAAGGAAATAGAGAGCCAGATCAAATATGCAATCATAGCAGCATTCCATATCGGTATTGATTTTTTCATCTGTATATCCAGACGGATAGTTGCGTTTCTTTTTGAACGAACGAATTGCACGCTTCACAGACAAAGAAATCATACCGTCAGTTTCCGCATCATCGGATAGATACTCTTTCAGATCATTCACAAGCTTTTCGTTCATTCAAGATCACCTACCCTTGCTGAGATAAAATTTCAGAGATAATACCAGCCTTATTTGTCGATGTCAGGGCATAGCCATTGTCACTTGCGAGCTGTTTCAGTTGAACTACTGTCATGCTTGACAGCTCGCTTTCTGTATACTTGTGTTTTGAAGCATCATTAACACTTGCTACAGACGGTGACTGGCTGTTCTCGTCGAGACTATGCCCGTTTATTCCCCCGCTTTGGTACCGATTACGATACCACCATTAGCTTTTGCTGCTACTGGAACAAACATGCCTGATGCTTTAGTCCAAACTGCAACTGGGTCTTGTGTAGCCCACATGGACAGTGTTACAAAGGAACGATTCTCTTCCTGAATGAACTGTCTGTACTCAAGTTCCTCTGGTGTTACGCCCCAGAGTCCAGTACCAAATGAACCGTTCGGCTCTGCTTCATACAGAGTGAATACATCCTCTTTGAAGTATCTTCCTGTTTTAAGAGAGCCATCAGCTTTTCTGAATCTGAATTTCTCGTCGCAACGATCAATTGTGATTCCGTATTCCTGCATAAGCAGATTTGCAAGTTCCTGTTTTGTCAGAAGGCGTTTGTTAGCTGCTCCTAAGACTGCTGTCTGCATTGCAGTGTTGTTTCTCATGTAGTTAATCATTTTGAGAGATGTAAGGGCTTTATTTACCACAAAACCATTATCCTCTGCGATAGCAACCATCTTCTGGATATCACCCATAATATCTGCATCTGGCTTAGACCAGTCTGTCATTTCTACCTTTGCGCTGGACGGAACGCCGTAATCAATGCTCATATCAACGTTGTTCTCTTTGACTTTTACTGCACCAGTAGAAAGGAACTGTCCTTTCATGACATTTGCTCTGGCAACAACGCCTTCAAACAGATTAGCTGCATCATCAAATACAAATCTCTTTAAGTTCTCGTCATCCGGCACGCCGTTTTCAATTGCCTGCTGTAATCTCTCAGACTGATTGATTTTTCTCTTGATGAAGAGTTTTTCGGTCAGAACTTTTTCAAATCCTGGTCTTGTTCCGATTTCTGCTTCAGTATCAAGCGCATGAACGAATGCTACCTCTGGAAGTCTCTGTCCAGCCATAAGTCTGTAGTATTCGGCTTTCAGGAACTGGGTTTTGACATCCGGGAAGATGGTGTCAAGAATGCCTGGTCTTTTTACGCTGAAATCCTGGGAAAAGTTAAGTCTTTCTTCCTGTGTGATTGATTCTAAAATATTAAATGGCATCTGCTTACCTCCTTAAAATTCTGGATCTGTAGTGGTTACAAAGACGATACCTGCTTTTTCAAGCTCTGTTTTTGCAGTGGTTTCTACTGTTACCGGAAGTCTTTTTTCAAGAACACGTCCTGCAACAATTACGGAAATCGGTCGTTTTGTATCGTCTGTCATATCGACGTCTTCAAACACAATGCCTTTAGCACCAGTTGCGTTTGTCGGATATACAGAACCTGCCTTGATAATCTTCTTAGTTCCAACGGTTTCAGCATTCGTCTGTTCTGCTGTATAGGTTTTAAGTACCAGTCCTACCTCGGATTCGAGGATATTAGGTGTGGATTCGTACTGCTCTGTTTTCATAAAAGCCATAATCTAAATCTCCTTTTCTTAAATATTTACTGGGGCATTATCGTCTGCCGGTTTATTTTCTGGACACATTTTTGCTGAGTACGCTTTTGCATATTCAGATGCTTCGCTTTTCTTTTCTGGTTCTCTACCAGATTTACCGCCGCCCGGATTAGGTGTGTTTTCAAGGGCTTCTTTTTCCCATGCGGCTTTTGCGGTATCAAGCGTTGATTTATTTACTTCAGAAATTCCATCAACAAAAGTCTGGGCTTCTTTGAGTGCATCTTCGGCATCCATATTTGAGAATGCTTTGATTGCTCCTGCGTAGGCATCTCCTTTCATTCCTGCACTCGCAAAAATAGAAGTGATTTTACCTGTCAGAGCGTCTTTCTGAGCTGCTTTAAGTGCAGATTCGAGATCAGAAATTCTTTTTTCATTTGTTGCTTTCTCTTTCTGACGTTCCAGTTCTGCTTTCTCTGCATCTGTCATGTTCTGCCGTTTGAGTTCTTCCAGTTCTGTTTCCAACGCTTTTGCTTTCTCTGCATCTTCTTTTAATTTCTGATTTTTGGCTTTTTCTTTAGCCACATCAGAATTTGACTGATTCAGAAATGAAGTAATCTGCTCATCGGTTGCATCTGGAAAAATCTTTTTTACATCTTCTCTTGTCATTGAAATCTCCTGTCACCAATACGCTTTTTAACGCTGTTCGCTCAGCACAAGGTGTCTCCCATGATTACGCTATCGGGATGCATATTTTTTTAATAAAAAAGAGACGATTTTACTCGTCTCTAAATTAACTGTATTGAATTGAGCACCGGCAGTTCACAATCTCGTCTGCCGAAGCTCCAAGAGAATGATCGGTCGGAAACATCAATAGACTGTCTTCGACTGAAAATGGTTCATATATAGGGATTGTAGTTCCACCAACTTCAAGATGTGTTTTGCGTTCCCTTTTGTCTCCAACATCTATCCATGTCTTTTTGGTTTTTCCTGCTTTCACAGCTTTTGAATACTGTCTGTAATTTAGTATCGAATTAGCTTCGCATTCTGAAATAAACATTGCCCGGTCATTTGACAGGTAATAATCATCTGTGGCCTGCTCTGAATCAGGATGTTTCTCGACGATATGCGAAAATGTTGTGCCAATAATCTGTTTTGAAGTTTCGAGAACATATTCTTTGATATATGAATCAATCAGCATATATCCCAAGACTACATCCAGATATTTGTCATAAAATTGAGTCTGAATGTATTCTTGATCTGATTCTCCATTTTCTATGGTTGTTTCTATCAGTGCTAAAATATAAAGGACAACTTCTTCCATTTGTTCGGAAAAAGCTATCCTTTCTTGCTTTTCTTTGTCTGATATTGACATTTTGCTGAAATATTCTTTATACGGTTCACTTCTGCGATTGTTGGGTCTGATATTTAATTCATCGTATGATGAAACACTCATTCTGAAATCACATCCTTGTTAAAGCCGTTCAGCAAATCTTGTGCTTTTTGCAGCTCTGAGTCTGGGTCTACTAATTCTGGGTAAATGGTTCCGAGGTATGGCAAACTCATTTCATATACTTTTTGCGGATCACTAAATAATCCACAAGTAATCAGCGCAATAAGCGGATGAATTTTATTCTTAAACAGATAATCAAGTGCCTGTGCTTTGACAAGCATGTTATCTGTCGGGTTTCTGGTTATTTTTACATCAAAATCTCTGGTCGAAATATTTACATCCATTGAAGTTTTTCGGATGATATTCAAAATGATTCTGGCAGATGCTTTTTCAGCTTCTTTCGTAAATGCTTCTACCAATTTTGCGTCTCGTTCTGCAAAATCCCAACCATTCCTCAGATACACTGCATTTCCTGTGTCTCCACCCGTATTGCCCTGTCGATTCGGCATTGCTTCTACAATCAGCATATTGTTATATATATCGTCTTTTGCAACCTGGCTCTCTGACTGATTTAGTTCAGCAGTCATTAAGTCAACGTCTGATTGTGTTCCGTTCCCGACGTCTTTTACAGATACAGCACCGAGTTTTATCATTTTTGCAAATTCTGCTTCGTCAATCTCACAGTTTTTGAATTTCATCAGAGCTTGTACGAACTGCTCAACCCCATTCAGTCTGTCAGATTGATATTTGTTGATTGCATCATACATTGTAATCGCAATTTCGATGTCTGAAAGTCTGTCGTGATTATTCGGATATTCAATGATAGGAATACCGCCAAAACCATTGATTCCAGATTCTGTCACCACTCCATTTTGTATTTTGAAATACTGTCTGGAAGAATAACACTGGTAATACTGCTGATTGTTCTCGTCTTTTAAAATTTGAACGGAAAGCACTGGTTTGCCAGTAACGCTTGAATAAACAATATATACATCCTGCGGTGATGGGATAAATATTCTGAAAGGCGGTAAATCTCCATCCTTTGTCCATTCATCCTCTCTCAGGATTGCTTTATATGCAGTTCCTACTGCACTCTGGTATATCCCAAGTTGAATATTTCTGGCGTCTGCATTGGCTTCGTCCAGATAATCATTGAGCCTATCAACTTGTTCGTTTGTTTGTTCGCTCGCTTTTTTCTTCTTGCAGACATACTGAATAGGTTCTCCGTATATCTGTCCTGCCTTGAATTTGACTGTTTCAAGGGCATGATTCTCAACAACTTTATTGTTGACCTCTGGGCGAACAAGTTTTTCACGATATAAAATTGGCTGATCGCCTTTGTAATATCTGTAAAGATAATCCATCAGGGTTCTATTCCTGTTATGGATTCCGATTGTATCAGAAAGGACCTGTGCCACGTTCTGGGGAGTAATCTGGTCTACGCCAGTATAGGCAGTTTTTCTGCCAAACTCGCCTTGGCATAGGTCAACAAAGTTTATTTTGTTTCTCCCCACTGCCTGTCCTCCTATTTTTCTGCATGAAAAAAGCACCAAGGTTTGGCCTCAGTGCTTATTTTACATCTTATATTATATAATATATTATAAATATGATTCCATATGATTGCATACTATCTTTTGAATCCTTTTACTTTTCTAACAGATTCAATTGCTTTCAAATGGCAAGAACGGATATGCTGAATTGAATATCCCATTTCGTCAGCTACTGTAACCAGACTTTTGTATTCCACATATTTTTTATGTAGCAACTGTGAATACAAGGAATTATCAAGACTATTAATAGTGCTTGATACTTCCTGTTGAATATCAGACATTTCAGAAATATCTTTGGCAATTTCTTGTTGCAGATCAGCAATCTTTACGATTGTATCGCCTACATGATCTTTTGTACCGGATGTTTGAACTTTTTCTCCCATTGAAAAAGAAGATAAGCTTGTAGCCAACATTCTGAGCTGGTATTCTTCAGAAATTTTGTTTTCGATTTTTCTCTTATAATCACGAACTTGTTCTAAATATTCTCTTGCGGTCATATTATCTCCTTCCCCAAAATGGATTGTGCATCGCAGTTGCTTTTCCACCTAATGGATTCTGCACGTACTCACTCATCATGGCGAGGCTGTCGATCCCGTCATCATGAGCTACTTTTGCTCTTGTGGTATATGTGGTTACATTTGCCATAAATAAGCCGTAGTCGGATTTTGGTTTATACTGGCTTGGATGCAAAAAATAAAAATGTTTTGATATGTAATCAGAATTTACAAGAATTTTTGTTTCTTTATTTGCTTGCGTAGATCTTGTTTCGATATCCGCTCGGCATTTCCCTGAGATTATCTTTTGAATGTTGTGCGCAACACGATTTCCTGCGTTATTTGACTCGAATCTGATTTTATGCGGATTGTGTTTTATCAAGATATCAGCAGTCTTTCTGTCCAGGATGTCGTAATCTGTGGTATCATCAAAAACAACGTCCGGGATAAAAAATTTATCCCCATATTGATATGCAATAGGTAATGATTCAAAATCTGTACCTTTATCTTTTGTATCACATACTGCCCATATCGCATCTGCTTCTCTGTCTGGTATAATTGTGTATTCGTCCGTGCATCCATCGGGCACGTCTTCTCTGTCGAAGAAAAATCTTTTTAGCTTATCTGGTGGAAGCAGCAATCCTTCACGTTCTACCGGTTGTTGCTGATAAAGACAGTTATAAGAGATTTCGTCCATAGATTCTTTAGCATCGTTGAAATACTTCTCAGAGAATCCATTTACCGTGAACAAGAAATTACTTTTGCCGTTCTCGTCAAGCGCCGGTACTGCTATAAACCTCGCTCTTGGATTTCCGGCGTATAGCTGCTGTAACTTTCCGATAGGGTCATGCACTGACCATCTGGTAGCAATGTAAAACTCTTTGCAACCCTCTAGCCTACGAGAACGCAAGTCATTTACTACTTTTGTCCACAGGGTATCTAATCGGTTTTTATTTAATGCTTCCTCAATACCGGATACAAGGTCATCGGCGGTAAGAAATCTGTTGCAACGGGTAGCTCCTGTCAATGAACCATCAATGGATCTGAACGTCCAAGTCTTAAATCGTCCGTTTCTTTCGAGATTGACCGTAGTTTCCTTTGCATTTGTTCCCTGTATTTCTACATTCGGAAAAATCTCATGCCATGTATATTCAACAGGGTCGTTGATAATCTCCAATACTCCATCATAGAGAGAACGCGTCAAAATACTACTATGTGCAGATGATAAATTAAAATCATTAGGAAACCATCCGCCAACTAGCGAAAGAAAGAAGTCCTCGAGAGTACTTTTTCCGCATCCAGGCGGTACACTTAATGCAAATATGTCCAGTTTATCATCCATCAAGTCTTGTAAAGAGCCGATGATATTGTGCTTCAAAAACACATTTCTTCTTGGCTGATAGAAGCGTTCTTTTAAGATTCTGTTCTTTTCCAGATACAGTAGACCGCTGTCAACCTGATAGTTTCGGGATTCGAACAGAAGATATTTGTAGTAGAGGTCTTCAAATTCTTTTGAACCTGTTTGAAGCAACTGATTAAGCGCAGCTTCTTTTCCAATATTGCTTAATCCTATGCCTTTTTCACGATAATTCGGGTATTCTTTGAAAGAATGTTTTTCATCCATTAAGTAGACAAGGGAATATAACTTATTCCACTTTGTTTCCGGGCTTAGACTACTGTTGATGATGTTATTTCCGATCATCACATACCATTCCGGCGATTCTTCAATAATTTTTTGCATAAAAATAGAGCCAGACCTCCTTTCTTCTTAGGATTTAGTCTGGCTCTCATATGGCTCTCTGACTGATTTATTTATTCTTTTCAATAATAATTACTTGACCTTCGAAACCGAAATCAGTTGACTGGTCAAATGTATGTGTTTCGGCTGATTCGTTATCTCTCATTGGTCGAGTAAGATACCACAAATCATCGTCTTTCCATGTGATTTCTTCCAGTTTTACACCTGGTTTTAATTTTATTGTGGTTGTCCCACCCAAACTCTTTGTTGCCGATTGACATGCTGTTAATCCAAACAGCATCATTAATAATAACACAGCAAAAAATATTTTCTTCATAAGCTCTCCCTTCACCTCACTGGAATTCCTAACTGTTTGTAAGTGAATACGGCAGTGTACTTCTTCCCACATTTGTAGCAAGTTTCCGTAATAGTGCAAGTCTTTTCTTTGCCATTACATTTCGATTCTGTATCCGAACTTTTGAACTTGCATCCACCTGTCAAAATGCATTTAATCCGTTTTGTGTTCATCTTGTTCTCCTTGCAAAACTTTTCTGATGCAATCCTCAACAAGTATAAAGTCTTTATATGACATACGCATCTCGCAATTGTAAAAATGCTTTCCAATTTCATTTACAATTAATTTATAAATTCTAAACTTGGTTTCTTCCGAAAGTTCGTCCAGTTCCACAGGCTTAGTCTTTTGAAGTTCTTCCGCATCGCTGGCAACTGTTTTAATAACATCTTCATCAGGCACTTTTATAGAATCAATAGCTTTAACAATGTCCGGAGTGTTTTTCGGATATATCCCGAGAAATCCACTGTCCATACCTCTGAAAAATTCTTCTGGGCTTACATCTGGATTGTACGAAGGCAATTTCCGATATATTTCGAAGTATTTCTCTTTTTCCTCAGGAGTAAGTACTTCTAATGCAGAGAATCCACTTCGTTTTTGAAATTCATTGCATATATTGGGTGCCGGAGATGAGAACGGAACATAAAAATTTTTTGAAGAAATTCCACAAATAAGGAATCTGTGAACGCCGTCTGTTTCAATTTTTGAACACGCACAATCATAACAAGTACTCATACGTCCACCATAAACTCTTTCTTGCAGTTGCTGCCCTTGCATTTGTACGGCATCCGATAAATTTTTGTGGTTGAGAAAATCTTTAAGGCTTTCTTTCCACAAAATGGACAAATCACCCACTTTGTACCATTTTCCATTTTAATTTGTGCTGAGCCGTCCCATGGTTCAGGTATATTCATATATTCAGAGAAGTCTACTCCCTCTGATTCAAGTGCTGCTTTAATGCTCATTTAGTTCTTGCCTCCTTTGAAAAAATCTGTTGTAATCTGCGATTGAAAATTTTCCAAAAGTTCCATGAATTACTTTTCCTTCAACTTTTGGAATCTTTGACAACATTTCTTTTGAAATTGGCGTTGAATTTTCTACATTCAAATCATCACAGATAAGGTATTTATCGCAATCACGTTCCACGCTCATTTGCCATTGTCCTTTCTGATTAATTCTAAAATCGTCAAATAATTGTCCCCGATATAATCTGCTCTTCGGATTCCTCTTGTATCTCCCGCTTTTCGATGTACCACAGTTGTTTTTCCTGCCAGAAGTATCTGCCCGTCTGGATAGAAGCCGGTCTGGATGTTCATTTGATGACATTCACCCTCGATATTGTACGTGGTGTAGAGGAAATCAATGTCTGAACCCGAATAAACCAGTAACATATTACTTACCCCACGGATATTCTTCGAATGCAGCTTTTTTATATTCATCCGGATGTTTTTTTGCGAATTTAATAATATCTTCAAATTGGTCTTGTTTTAACTGCTTTTCCCATTCTGAACGATTGTCTTTTTCTTTTTTCATATCAGTTCAACCCATGAATCTTTCTCAGGTTTGCATATCGGTCAATCAGAACGTCAAGTGTTGTATGCAACTGATTAATCGTAATGCAATCGTCCTGATGCTGTCTGCGGTATTTTGCGATTTCCGCAGATTCGTCATAAAATGGTGTATCTGCCTTTTCGTCCACCTGTCTTTTTAACTCGTTGTTATAAGCGCACATTTTATCCAGTTCAGCCTGAAGCTCGTTGATTTTATTATCCTTGTCTAAAATCTTATGTTGCTTTGCTTCTCTCTCATCAGCCAACCGAACAAGTTCTTCTTTCAACTGATCTACTGTCCAGCTCTTCAAATCTTCAGTTCTCATAACAATCCTCCATTCACACTCAAGCCGTCTTCTCAAATAATCCAAGGATGAACTCCCGTCCCATCTGTGTAATCCGTCTATGGTAGATCACTTTCCCAGAGTCCAGAACTTCCTGTTTGATTTCTTCATATCCGCAATTACTATACTGTGAGAACATCACCCACGTACCATTTACCTGATACTGTATCTTTTTCTCTGCCAGAATCCGATTTAGCTGTATTGCTGATTTCAGTCCCAGTTCTTTTGCAATCTCAGTAATGGTATAGGTTTTGTTGACGTGCATCAGAATAGCATTCTTTCTCTCGGCTTCTACTCTTGCAGCACGTTCTTCTTTCAGTTTGGTCAGAAGTTCAATGCCGAAGTCTGGATTATTCAGAATGTTATCAATGACATTGTCCGTGGCATATATGCCATGCTTACGGATAGTCTTCAGAATCTCTTTGACTTCTTTCTTGAACTGTTTTGCGATCGGCTTTCTGGACTGCATTAAGACTTCGTAGAGTCCGTTCTCGGTAAGGAACCATGATTCCTGTATTCCTCCAAGGGTCGGAACATTCTTCCGAACCTTTTCATCATCGTCTACATTGGTAATCATCTTATTGACAGACGATGCATCATACTCAATCCACTCTGCCACATCTTTTGCAAGAAGCAGTGGTTCTTCTGCTGTTCCGTAAACTCTAAAATGTTTTCCCAACACTTCCTGCTCACTTAATACTTTCAGTTCGTTCATTTTTCTCTTTCCTCCCTGTGCTTCATCTGGCACTCGATCATCTTTGCTATATTCTCACGTTCCTGTTTTATTCCATGTCCCTGACGGAATAGCTCACATTCAAGGATATTTCCGCATCTGGAACACTCGTCTTTAATTTCTTTTCCTGCTATTTGCATTCCCATCCATCCTGTACCATTCTAGGTTTGTATATTTTTTCAGTATACCCTTCGCCGTTGCATAAGTCGCAAGTGACTCCTTTTTCTACGTAATCAGCGCAGCATTCCCAGTATTGCGCACGATTTACTCTTTTGATAATAGTTCCACTTCCGCCGCACTTCGGACATCTGTGAATTTTGTTTCCTTGCATTAGTTTCACAAGGTCATCAAGAGTCGTTTTTCCACCATATGTATCTCTCAAACATATTGCATCATAAATTTTCATTTTCTGTGTCCTCCTAGCATTCACAACTATCATCAAGACATCTAAAGTCTGCGCAATGTTCACTGTCACCATTACAGCAGACACCTTCGCATACTGCGTACCATTTACACGTGCAACAACATTTACATCCTTTTGTGTCCATAGCCATCTCCTTAATTAAAAAAGTCCAGTGTGCCGACTTGAACGGCATAAATCTCACAACGAGAAACACTGGAACCGAACGAAGTAAGAGAAAAAGATTCCAATGATTGCAGTTCATTGGAATTGAAAAGGGAAGATTTGAACTTCCATGTACATCCCATGTCCAAAGACACATACTCGCCCATTACGATGTACTATCCTCTGCGTCTGCCTTTCTATTGTATCGGGTTCATCACCGTCAATAGTTCCGCCACTTTTCAATCAGAGCATTATCACTCAATGCATCAAACGTCCATATAGGAGGGGATTTCCACCCTTTTACTCTCATGCCGCCGGCTAAGGTCACCTAAGTTGTGGGTTTAAACCTATGCTACCACAATAGCGTCTACGTATTCCGCCACTATATGGAATCGGAAAGGCAGGAATCGAACCTGCGGCACATTGCTTACAAGGCCATTGCTCTACCACTGAGCTACATTCCGTACCGCTTGTCACGGCCAGTTAAAAAACTGAGTTGATTTTCACCTTTTTCGCTATAGCGCAAATCCACCTGAGACATAGACCACCTGTATACAAACAGCTTAACTCTAAGCGGATTAAAGCGGAACGCCCGGAATCGAACCGGAGACCAGAGCGCGACTCTGTCAGTTTTCCACTAGCGTACATTCCACATAACCCGGAACCCCCGGGTTAGCAATATGTTTATCGTGTTATGCTTTCCACTAGGCTGTTTTCAACCGTGCCAGCCCCACGGAGTTGTTTCGGATTTGGATATTGATGTCTTTGTGTATAGCGACGAAACCTTTTATATGTCTCTTGAAAACTTCCTGTCCTCAACGTGCACCTATTGACGACAATTTAACTCAGAGACTGTGCCGAACGGGGAATTATCTTCATTGAACAGGCTGTGCCGTTACACACCTTTCATAAAAATAATCCACATACACTCATTCAGCAGTTTTTTCTGTCCATAAAACGGATAGACAGTATATGGAAGAAATGGAAACTACAGGACTCGAACCTGTGACTTGTCGGTTATGAGCCGACCGTTCTGCCAACTGAACTAAGTTTCCTAAGCAGAGGGTTATTGCAGTTCAAGAGTAACTTCCTCTGCTGTTGCGATTCATGCCCTCACAGTCGCAACAAAGGGTCTAAATGCTGTTCTGCATAAGCAGAGTCCATCCGGGGCGTTTGAAGCCCCTTTAATCATCCCCGTTGGGATAGATGGAACCAATTCGGAGGGGAACTATATCATGGCTAAACAATATAGTCCGACTGGGCTAGCGGGATTCGAACCCGCGAATACAGCAGTCAAAGTACTGTGCCTTACCGCTTGGCGATAGCCCATTATTTGTCCGGGATTTTACCCGGACTCGTGATAGAGTGATATATTTTATAAAATTTTAGAAAGCATCATGTCTATATTTGTACCATTAAGTCCGCGCCAGTTACTTTGGGAAATTGTATTTCACTGACGCAGACCTAAGCTACTCTGGATGCCTCGACCTGTCAGATTCAAAGGCTTTCCCTAACCTGAGAACGACAGGCTTCTGCTTTTCTTGTATTTTCACCCGTTCAATCAGTATGGTGAACAGGGGAATTTGTATTGTGAATGCTAACCACATTGGGTTCTCCTCTTATTCTGCAAAAATCCAATCTTCTGCTAACATATCTGCTTGAGATGCAAGCCATCCCATCTGTACACCAGATGTTCCAACAAAAGCAATGGCTTTGTTTCCGATTGCATCATGCTCACAATTTACAATTTCATTATCAGCAGTCTTATATGAAATTCCAGTGGCGAGCTGAATGTACTGTTTCTTTCCATTCCAACCTTTTCTCGCTACTTTCATACCTTTTTTCAGGTACTTAATCGCTTCTCCAAATGAGAATGTTGCTTCTCCGCCAAGGATCGGACAGTTCTGGCCATTCGCATAAATCCACTCATCAGAAAGAATATTCTGAAGCGTATACTCTACATTACGTGTTTCTCTTATATCCAAACAATCACCATCTTTTGTGTACATAAGGATTGTCTGAGATTCTTCATCCCACCACCAATATCCTCCCCATGATGGTAATTTCACTGGAATTCCAGATTTCATTTCTTCAAATGCTTCTTTAAATTTCATTACTTGCGTCCTCCTTTATAATCTAAAAATCACAACTGCATTAACTGCGAAACATATTTCCATCAATATAAATACTGCCGATGCTATTGGATTGCTTTTCTTTTCGGCTTCATCCTGCGACATAAGGAATATTAAAACCAATGTGAAAAATGCAATATCCAACATGGCCGCTACGAATTTTGCAAGAATCATTCTTTCTGTTCCTCTCCGATCATAAAATCAAGAATCTTACCGGCAGTTTCTTCTTCTGGCTCGAATGGCAGGCCGCATGTACAGTACTTCTCAATCGCTGTTTTAAGGCTTGCTTTGAAACCATTGTAAACTTCTCCATGTGCAAGAAGTTCATTTCTTAAAACGGCTATTGCGTACGTAACAGTTACAGAGTTAGTATTGTTCATTCTTCAAGTCCTCCATTTCCTTTACGCTGATTCCGACTATCCCGGCGCTATCTTTGCTGTCTGTAGCTTTGAAGTGTGCTTTAGGATGCTGCGGGTACATAAACTCGAACATGAGGTAATTTGCTGCATCCACGAGATATTCTGTGTTTCCGGTAGAATTATATTTCTCAATACACCGTTCCATGGACGGAAGTGCCTGCACGTTCCCGGTTTTATAATTCTTCCTAGCAGGACCGTATTTATGATAACTTACCTCGACTCGGTTCTTTCGAAGTTCATCGAAGCGTTCACTGTATTCTTCTGACATATAAAAACCTCTTTTTTATTTTTTTGAGAAAAATTGAGTCGGCGTTTTGCCTATCTCTTTCGGAAATATTGTTCCAATGCTTCTCTGGTGATCTGCGATATGCTTTTGCCGGTTTGGTTCTTTTCGGCTATGAGTTTTCGTTCAAGCTGATATGTGAGCCGGATTCTGATTGATTCGCCCTGAGGGTTATTCTTTTTCATAGGCAGTGTCCATCTTTACTGAAAGAATTGGTTTGTCACCAGTTTTTGCTAAAAGTGTAATCCCTTCGCCTTCTTTCCAAGATGATGTAGCTATCTGAATATTGGAAACACCAGTTTCACTACAAATACTCAGCAACTGCCTGGCAATGTCCATTAGTCCAGATCGAAGATATCCATCATTGTTTACTATTTTTTCCATCTTGTACCTGCCTTTCTGATATCGCCTTATTCATTTGGCAGAGAAACGGTTAAGGCTTACCGCTTATCGTGTTGCAATCACTATCTCTGCCATGGGGAACTCTTTTTTGTTTTTTTGGAATTTTTAAGCCTTGCTGTTAGAGGAGGCTTTTTTAATTTTTCGGGAACTCGGAGTACTCACTCGGCGTGTGTTGGGGCTTATATAGACCCCCCTCCCGGTATCCATGCCGGACGCTACCAGGGAAGCCCGCCACACCATGGGTTCCCGCTTCCCTGGTTTAACGCTGACCTTTAATGGCCTGCGGCAGTGATCAAGGAAGAAATATATAACAGATAATTGTCAGAATATTACATCTATACGAAAAACAACAGTTTTTTATATAGATTAATGTACATATTGCACAATTTGAAGAATTGTGTTTGTATATATTACACAGTTTCTACTAATTTTCCTTGTTTTCGTGCCGTTTGTCCGTGGGTCCTGTACATTTCCGGGCTCTTGATGCGTCCTATCTTGACTCACTCTCCTGTCAGCAAACCGCCAAACTCTTCTTTGATCTGTTCCAGGCTCTCCCGTGGTTTATCCTGCCGCTGGCTTGCCTGTACTGGTGCCGTTTCTGCCATGCCGTCAACAGCTTTGCAAAGGAATATACCACCAACGTTCCCGGAAGCTGCACTTTTATATCGTCCGAGTGCGCATTCATCTTGCCATTTTTTAATCGTGTCGGAGCGTGAGAGGCTTAGCTTTTCACAATAGTCATCAGCTCTGCACTCTCCTTTCGCCCATGAATAAATTGTATCCCTGTGAATGCCAATCAATAGTGCATATTCTTCTATTGTAGGCTTTTGATTATATTTATATACTAACTCTGTATAAGCTTCCCATATCTCATTAAGTACTGTTATACTCTCAAGTATATCTCTGCTAAATCCAACATGTTTATTTATATACTTGATCATACCTGTAAACTGATTACTATTTGGCTTATGTATTTCTTCTTGGTCATACAGTGAATCAACATACTCATCAGCATAATAATTAATCGTATTAGTATATACTTCTATTCCCTGTTCTGTTACTGTTGTATTACTCTTTTTCACTGTATCACCTCCAAAAATTGAAATAAAAAAAGACGACAAAAACACGTTCGCAGATACATTCCGGGACCTTTCTAAATCCCTTTTTTCTTTCCGATCTGCTCGGTTTTAATCGTCTTAAATAGTCTTATTATCTCTTATTGCCTTTCGGCTTATTTAATTGTTAATTCTGTTTTAGCACATTTTTATATTACTTGTCAATAGTCTATTAATTTTATTTTACCGTTACATTTATCTTAATTAACTGTCTATCTATACAGTACTGTATATCATGTACATTGATAAACTCTAGGTCTCTAGAATCTAGGACGGGATTATAAAACCAGTTATTATATAATTATACGTTATGTAATACTGCCATTTTCCGTCTATTAAACACAAAAAGCCAGACCTTCCGGTATTTTATCCGGCTTGATCTGGCTGATTAATCAATATTCTTTTCGCGTTCTGGCTTGCGGCTCCCGTCCTGAGTTCCTTCGCCTGTCGTTATTTTTATTTTATCCACATCGGTTTTAAAAATCAAGCCCCAAAATAAAAAAATTTTTGCTTGACAACTTCGGCGGTTTTGTGATATATGTGTTATAACAGCTTCGGCGGTGGGGCTGTTTACCGGCTGAGTGCCGTGCCGTCGTTACGCCGCCAGAATAAGACAGCAAAAGCCCCGGGACTATCTCCCAGGGGCTTGTTTTTATTTCCACCGTTTAACAATATCCCCGTCGTAATGATCGGGCGCTTCTTCGTCTGGGTTGACGCTTTCCAAAACGTAAAATTCCGTTCTGTGTTTCTGGTCATATCTTGTCAGGTGTTCCCATTGTCCCTCCGCTTCCTGCAGAGCTTCTTCTTTGCTTTCAAATTCTTCGGTGAAACAATCACCGTCTACATAATCCATGATGATATATTTCATTTTTTCTCCTCCTCTTGTTCCATGTCGAGCCAAATTTCGCACTGCTCGCCGTCCTCCTCGTAGCTGACAACCTCGCCAGCTTCAAGGCGTTCCCGCCAGTCCTCCGGGTAGTTTTCCGGGATGTAAATACAGTTTCCCGGCAAGAACTGGTTTCCACGTTTCTCATTCACCAAATATTCCATTTTCTTTCCTCCTGTCCGCCCCTCGTGGGCTGTGTGTTGAATTAATCTATAATTTTTAAGTACTGCCTGTGCCCTTTCATACCATCATCCAGCGCATAAAAGCAGGGCTTCTCGTCCCCTTGGAGCACTTCATTTATCTTGTAGCTCCAGCCCCACGGGGCTTTTACCATCAAATCACCTGTGTTGTTTTCGTATGTTTCCCATCCTTCTGGGATTTCCACTGTGATTTCATCCCAGCAAGTAGCCGTGGCTTCTGGTGCCCCGTATGTGTAGACGTTTCTTTTTTCGGCTGCCAACACACCATAATTACAATAAATTTTAATATTCATTTTGTCCTCCCGTTCCGCCCCTGTCCGGGGCTGTTTGATATGCTTTCTTTAACTGTCTTTAATATACATTAATTTTTAATGTATGTCAATACCTTTTCTTCAAAATCTTTTGTATTTTCATCGGGCAAATATTCCAACAAGTAACCCGGCTGACATTCTAATATAGTACATAATTTGTCAAGCGTTTCTTGTGTTACAAGGCGATCACTGCGGAGCTGTTGCAACTGGCTTTCTGTAAATATCTTGTTTTTTCTTATTATATAAGTAGTAACTCCTTTTTTTGTCATCATATCAATTATATTTCGCTTATATTTAATCATGTTCTTACCTCCTTATTATATGAATTATTATATCATTTTTATACACTAAAACACAATGTATAATATGCACAAAACACTATTTTTATATGCTCTATAATTTAGTGTATAATGTCAATAGACATACATTAAATTTTAGTGTATTATATAACCATCAACAGAGAACAAACAGCCCGGACGCAAAGCCGGGGGAACGGAGTAAAAAATGAGAAAATTTGTTTTGGTTTACCAGTTGAAAATTAATTATGAAATCACTTCAAAAGTGGTAGAAGCTCGCAACGTTTCCGAAGCGTGGGAACGTCTGGAGGAGATCGAAACCCGGCGAATAATTGCCAGTATAAACGCGTGGGAGGTGTAAAGAATGAAATATAATATCTATCTTGGCCAGATTGAAAAGGCCCACACAAAAAGAAAGTTGGTAAAGCTCCTGGAGCTGATCGGGAACGACTTCGCCGGGATTGACTCCCAACAATATGAAGAATTAAAGTTTTTGATTCTTTATAAAATGTCAGCATAAAAAGGACTCCGGAAAGCCCGGAGCCCTAAATATAATTATTAAAATACCAGCAAAGTTATTATAACTCTAACAGGAGGAAAAAGCAATGGCAAACAAATATTTGAATAGATTAAATTGGGCGGTGTTTACAATGATCGACCGCACCACACAGGACGACAAGAAGAGCAAAATAACAGTTTCCGGATTGTTTAGTTATCCAGAGAACGCGGAAAACTTTATAAAAACACTTCCGTCTGGTCATAAGTGGTACATGCTCGACACTGACCGCCTGGAACGGTTCGAAGAATTTTATAATTACATTCAGGATATCAACGAAAAATATGGGGATTACGCAATATTCCATATTAATGACGGCGGATTTACCGTTGATGATTTAAATTGTTTTCGCTCTATCCTTGATCTCTGGACAGATACAAAAATCAAATAATTTCTTCCGGCGGCGGTCAAGCCGTAGCCCCAACGCAACCGCCGGACTTCAAAAAAATAAAAAAAGAGAGGTAAATAATATGGCATACGCAACAGTAAAAATCGAGGGAAACAAAATCATTTCTACATCTTTGTGGAATACAAGCGTCTTTGAAATCGTGGAGAAAATCCCAAGTAACTATCTTGTTTGGAATATCGGCGAAAATATGGGAACTGATTGTTATATTCCAATTTGTCAGATGCTTCACCCGGAAAACAAAGAAGATTTTTCAATCAATCAGGATACCTTAAAAGCCGTGAAGGTTACACCGGAAGAATTTAAGAAATTACAGAAAGTTGCGTCTTACGGCGTAAGTAATTTAAAAGCTGCAGAAAAAGCATTAAAAAGCAAAAGACGCGGTTGCATGTCAGATAGAAAAAGAGCGCTTGCAACTCTTACAATCGACATTTTTGAAAGAATTACAAAAAATTAAGACAGGCCGGCAAGCGTACCGGGGAGCATTTCCCCGGCGGTCTTTTAAAATAAAAATCAGGAGGAAAATAAAATGATTAAAATTGATATGTGGTACGATGACAAAAAGGAGCAGGCAACTGGGCTTGACATCTGGTTCAACGATCTCGGCTGTTTTTATTCTGGCAATATTAAAATTTTCGGTAAAATTGTAGGCGACTATTACGCCGACAGTGTGCAAGAAATTTGCGAAGCGTTCCCACATCTGAAAGAAAAAATAAACGCTTGCTTGAACTAAATAAACCAATTCCGGGTGGGACTTTCCCACCTGTTTTTCTAACCAGAAAGGGGCTTTTATATGATAGATAGAATTATAAAACCATCGCCAAAACAGACTATTGACGCCATAAAAAGTGGGGATTTTTCCGTTGTTGATAAAATTAAAGAATCAGCAGAAAAGGACACTAGACAAGTGTTTAATACGGTTGCTTCCGGCTCCATTCCGCTGATCTGGTACGACTTGCTGCCGGTGCGCTGTCAGTCTGGGGCTGCGTCTTTTATGCGCTACGCGCTGCACCGGTCAACAAAAAAGACAGATCATTTACAACTTTCCTGTATGGAGATAAAAGGCGGCCGCACAATTCCAACGTCTGACCGCCAGTATAATATAACTGACGGATTCCGGGATTTCTTCCGGGACTTGCCCGGGGTCGCAAATATAAATTATTTAGAGCAGTAAAGCGCTGCTCTTTTTCTGGTGTCCTGCATCCGCTCCGGGCGGCGGTGGTTCGTGACCTGTGCCGGGACTTCTCCGGGGCTTGTTCTCCGGTGTGATGCACATTGACAATTATATATAGTTGTATTGGCTCCTATTTTACGTTTTAACGGCTCTTATCGTGATTCTGGTATATTTTATCGAAAACATATAAAACCGCCTTAAATCTCCAAATATTGAATTAATAACAGGGATTGACGGCAGAGCACAACGGGGTTATTATTACTCTGTATAGTTGCGCGGACGCTTTACCCGGTCTGGTCTTTATACTTTCAGACTGTGCGAAGCTATGCGGGCTTTGTTTGTGATCGCTCCGGCGGTCTTATTTCTGTACGCTTTTAGACGTTTTTGTTTGGGCGGCTGCATCTTAAATACTTCTATAACGCCGTATTTGGCTTTTTGAGCGTGTTTTATGTGTTTCCTGTATATTTTACCGTAGTTGCATGAAAACGCTTTTAAACGTGCTTTACAGTGTTTTATTAGAATTGGTTTTGACTCTGGCTGTGTCTGGCGCTGGCTCGGTACTTCCGCAGCTGTTCCCGGTCCGCTCCCGGGTCATCCCCGGCGGGCTGTACTGTTGGCTCTCTATTTGGCTTTAGTTTTGTCAGATCATGCCGGGCGGTGGGGTTTCATAGGCTTCCCGGTGGCGGTCTGTTCCTGATCGGCTGGAGGTTTCCGGGATGGTCCCGGGACGGGGCAGAGAACACCAAGGAAATGTACGACAAATTAGAGGCAGCATCAAAACCGGGACGGTTTGAACTGGGAAAATCTGAAAAAAATCGCAGAAATCTGAAACTAATTCAGACCTGCGACTTTTTTATTTTGTGCATTTTGTATATAAATTCCTATAATGTACCTTGGCGTGATGTAAATTTTTATTTCATCACATTCAATTCGTCTTTTCCAGTCGTATTCTTTCTTCTCGTGATATCAGAAATCTTATTCCTACGTCTTTTCTGCCGGCTCGTTTCCTTACTCCTGCGTTTTGCTGATTCTCTGCTAATAGTTCCCATGCCTACTCCTTTCTGAACATCTCCTTCATGTTCTGACTCCGTGAATTGAGGTTTATAATTGGCACATCCACATTAAGCTCATCCGGTACGATACCTACGATCACAACCTTTGTCGGTTCTATTACATCCAACATTTCTTTAAAATTCTCGCAAAACTCCATTCTGGCAGACTTTGACCGCACTCTGCCATTAGTACAACATGATACAGTGCTTCTGTGTGGCGTTCCGTCAAATATCCATGGCATTTCCTTGGGACTGATAATATTTATGGACGGAATAATTTTAACGCCCATAACCGCCCAATAATAGCCTAAAGCATGGTTTCTGTACAAGTTGTAGATGTTTAACGCACTTGGCATCCCGGACGCAATTGTGAAATCCGGGATGCAAACTGAATTGAAACATTTTAAGTGCTCAATGTACTGGTCAGGCTGATTCCATACCTGCAGAAAATTTTTGTCGTCAATGTAGAAATTCACCGTCAGGTCCTTGTGCCCTTTCAACGATCTGGATTTTGAAGATGCAAAGTCAATCGACTTGCCCGGTGAGAAATCCACTTTTGGAAGCATTGGTATCTGAAACTGGCCGTCAAGTTCTGCACCGGTTATCAGATATTCTTTCATCACATCATATGCGGTATGTATCTGCGTCATAAAGCCCACCTCCATACAACCATATTAACATAATTTGGGAAACAAAAAAAGACCGCATTTCTGCCGTCTACGATGATTTTGCCTGTGTCTCACACACAAGTTTTCCTCCTATGGTTTTAATTCGAATGTTTGTTCTGTTCCCTAGCCTGTTCCCTCGGCTATTTTACATATCCCTAAAAAGCACAAAAAACCTTGATTTTTCAAGGTTTTCGTTAGCAGCCAGTACGGGAATCGAACGTATCTTTAAACTGCTATCTTTCCCATAAAATCAACATTTCTAACTTTTCCAGGGTGTTCCTTTTTGTTCCCTAGCTGTTCCCTCTTTAAAAAAATGACCAAAAACTATCTCGATACTACCATAAATTCATCTATGCTGTCCATGATTTTTTGCTTTTTTTGAAGATTCTTTCGGTCTCGGTGATAATAAGTTTCTGAGCATGAGATATTGGCGTGACCCATTTGTGATATTACCATCTGGTTATCTACGCTGTGGTCTAAGAGGATTGTGCAATAGGTTTTTCGTATTTTGTGCGGTGATTTTTGAACGCATCCAGTGTTCTTGCATACTGTCCGGAGCCGGTTTCTGAATGAATAGGTGTTTATCCTGTGACCGTCCGTAAAGAATATATATTCGCAAAATACGGACATATTCCTGAGTTTTTGAATAATCCATGCACACCCCTGTGGAATTACAACATTTCTTATTCCAGCTTCCGTCTTTGGAAAATCTTTGACTTCGAAAATTCCTTTGTGGTTTTCATAATGTCTGACTTCGGTTCTTCGGATTCTGACTATTCCGGTGTTTGAATCCCAGTCCTCCCACTTCAAAGCGCTTAACTCACCAACTCTCAGGCCGGTTACAAACATAAGCAATATTCCAAGATTTACCATATCCTGATTTTCTTTCAGATATTCTATGATTCTTCCCATCTCTGCATCATTGAAAACTTCCTTAGAGTCTTCTTTGATGATTTTTTTGAAAGATTTATCCGTTACATCAAGGTCATAGAATAATTCCTGCACGTTCCAATCAATCAGCTTGTTGCGCTTCGCCCATTTCAGGGTGCCTCTGGTAATTGTTTTGAGATTACAAAAGGCTTTAGCGGTCAGATTGTGTTTACTGATCTGTTCTTCCAAGAAATTGCTGATATCGCCCGGTTCAAGGTTCCTGATCTTCTGCTCACCAAGTGTCCCAAAAAAACGAACAAAATCCTGATGATATCTTTGGTAAGTCTGCACAGATATTTTTTTCAAGTCAAATTTGCGCTGCGCCCATTCCTCAAATATGGTTTTGATCTTTGGATTCTCAATCTTTTCCCGGTGAGTCTTTACAATTAGGTCTTCTAAGTCTTTCTTGGACTTTCGTTTAAACATCTTTCTCTGTCCGGTTTCGTCATAAGTCATACGGATTTTCCAATATCCGTCAGATGCCTTCCATATGCTGTCCCTGTATTCTTTTAAAATTTCTTCCCTTTTATTCATTTCAATTTGCTCTTGTATGTGAGACAAGTTGATGATACCATTCTCAATTGCATATTTCAAGTCGTCATTATTCATAAAAAATAAGGAGGAACCGGGATATCCTTTCGCTGGCCAGCGGTTCCTCGTTCCTCCTTTCTTTCACACATAATCAAAAATATTCATCTGTCCTTCCGGCATATCATCTTCAAGATTGAAGAATTTACAAGCAATGAAATTTCCATGCCAGTCCCGATCACCGCCGTACATCAGACATTTTTCTCTCTTTCCATCTCTATAAAATCTGCACTCAGAACAATTGTGCTGATATGCAGTTCCGCCGGAACGCCTGTACATTTCGCTTATTGTTCTCATTTTCGCATCCCCTGTACCATTTCCATTCTGATATGCTGTGCCATATGTGCCCGGACGGATTCTTCCGGAAACGGGATTTCAAGTGACCGCTCCAGAATCCTGTTTGTGATTCTCTCATCATATTTCAGTTCTGATATCTGACAGTTGCTTGTGAATATAGTAATCTTCCTATCAACATACCGCCCGTTGATAATGCTATAGAATCTTTCGTTAATCCATTCTTTTCCAGAATCAGCGCCGAAGTCGTCAATGATAAGGATTTCTGTTCTGGACAAATCCTCTATCAACTTTCCCTCCGTATTCCCTTTGTCTCCCCATGTGTTCTTGATCTCATCGAGGATTCTTAGGGATGTGGTAAACTTGACTGGCTTCTGGTATTTCTTCATAATTTCATTCGCCAAGCTGCATACTGTTTTGGTTTTGCCAGAACCTTTTGCATTTGAGAAAAGGTATAGCCCTATTCCTTTCTTCTGCATATCAAGAAGGTTTTTAAACCAATAATTTACCGCCTGAGCCGCCTGAGAAAATACTTTTCGACTCTCAGCGTTCAAATATACACTTGACTTCAAATCGTTGAAATTTGAGCCTTTAAACACGTTTGGAAGCTCTGCAAATTTCAATTGATTTTCAAGGATTATTCTTTTTCTGATTCCGCAAGGGCATTCCTCACAATAGGGAATACCGCTTGCATCTCTTACCCATCTCCACCCGCTGTTCCCGCATTCAGGGCATTCAAGCGAACGGGGTGTCTGATTCTTCTCCGTTCCATTCTCCAAGCGGGACAAGTGGTTCGACATTTCTTTGAGTTGTGTCAGTTCCATTTCGCATATCCTCCCTGTTGTGGTATTTGTTTTCAAGTACTTTTAAGAAATTGTTCGGTTTCACGAACCATTCAAAATTTATCATAAAATCAGTTTTCTTTCCCATAAGGAAGTCACTATTTTGTACATTTTTCAGTGCTTCCATAACCTTATCCATGCCGTATTCTCGGATTCTTGCTTTCAACATTTGAGTTCGCCTTGCTGTCATTCTTGCAATTGGCTGAATCCCGAACTGCTGAAGCTTATTCCACTCATCAACCACTTTCTGCACATCACCGGGCTTGACTAAATCTTTCTCACAAGAAATCTGCTCTGGAATCTCTTCTTCTGACAATTCTTTCTGACGTTTTCTGTGCTCGGCAACCCGTTTTCTTGTCTGCTCTCTGATTTTTTCAAGCCCGTCAATGTTCTGATGCTCTTCCCATCCGGGAATTGAAAGTAATGTTCCATCTCTGGTTATCATACCGAACTTTTCAAGAATTGTCAGTGCAAGTTCGATCACACTCTCATCAAAGCCCAGCTCGTCAGCCAACATTTTATTTGTATATGGGATATTCTCTGTCAGAAATATAATCCCGTTTGAATTACAACGCCCTGCCATCGTCAGGAGCATCATCCAGATTAGTACAATATTATTTCCCTCTGGAAGTTTTCTGATATGCCGGATTTTCTTGTTATCGAACATATCAATTTCTAATCGAATCCAACTCACCTTTGTCATTTAGCCACCTTCCCGTCTGGTAAGGACATTTCCGCCCTTACCGCATTGATTTTCGGATAAATTTCTCCATTAAAGAGTCCATCCAGTTTTTTGTGTGATTTTCACAGCTATCATCTTCATCTATCAGGATGCCTTTGCGGTCACACAGCCCGTTGTCGTTGCTAATACATGTATCACATGTTTTGTCGCTCATATTCTATCCTCCATTCTTCTCAGCATTCTTTCCTGTTTTCGTTCAATCCAATTTTCAATTGAGCAATCTGGAATATTGTCATTCATCGTGTATCTCTTCAATTCCTACAATTCTTTCTACTTCTTCATTCGTTGCTTCTCCGTCAATGGTTTCTGTGCGATATTTCCATCCTGCCTGATATCCATACATGGTGAATTTCTTACCACATTTATCACAAGTGTAGGTTTCCATATCTTCTGTGTAACAATCAACCGGTTCTCCTCCTATATACGTGTCTTCGTATGAAGGCTCGTATTCTTGACCGCAATAAGGACAAATTATGTTTTCATCGTCCTCATAATTCCGATAATTATTGCTCATTCTTCTTCATCTCCTCCAGTTTCTTTACCGTTTTCCTGTAATCTCTGTTTGCAGACCGAAACATCATCAGAAGTATTTCAGATACAGGTCTCGTTCTGTTGGCTCGTTTGGCTTTCTTGGCACATATAAGTTCGTTTCCTTCTGGGACATATATTCCTGCATGATACGGGATTTTCAAAGATACTGTTGCAGCTAATTCCCCTGGCATAACCAAATAATTGTAATCTCCAATGAAATTCAATCCATGGCCAGATTTGAAATCTTCAATAGATGACTTAACCTCATAACAATACACATCTCCTTTTTCTATCCCTGATACACTGTTGTTTATTGGTACAAATTTCATATAATCCACTCTGACCGCATGATTTGTGGAATAATCAAACGTCACCTCTTTCGCCCAGTAGATACGCGGATCATTGTTCGGATTGATTTTTTTTCGAGCATAGCTGATAATTCTGCTGTAATCTCAGGTCTTGTCATTGTGTAACTCCTCCAGCTTCTTCACGGGTGAGAAATACAGATTTTCCAATCATTGACAATGGGATTGTAAAATTTTTCTCGCGCTCTATGTAATCACTTTCTGGCCCGGTCTCATCATCAATCCATTCATATAACCACTTTGCCTTAACCGCAATCTTTACCCAGTTCCTTTTCGCAAACCGGAATGAAACAACTCGGCCTTGAAAATATGAGGGAATCTTGTTGTCTATGTCTTCATAGCATTCCATATCCTCTATTGGAAGTATTGTGCTATCTACATAAACCATATCTTCAACCTTACACGGCGATCTCACAAGCAAGCCCTGCTCTTCTGCTTCTTTATAAGATTTCAGTTCTTCTAACAGCTCCGCGACATCTTTCAGCCAATACATCTCCCCGTCTTCGAAGCAACATCCATAAGTGTTTTGATGATACGGGCAACCAACCACTTTCTTCCCGCCGATATAATCTCTTAAATCCTCGCCAGTTCCACAGATAATGCGTTTATGCTTATCATGCATATGCATGAAGTTTTCGTGGTCTGCATAGCAATCACCTACAGCATCCTGGTTGGCAACACATTTAAGTGCCTTTATCATATCGTCAAGTGTTAATCTCTCCATCTACTTCACCTCACTTAGAACCATTTTTAACGAACTCGCAACTGAGCATCCTAACAGATGCCAGCATTTCGGTAAGGCCATCTACATTTTCGATTTCAACATTGTTTCCACGCGCAAATTCATCAAACATCATGATTTCATGATTCTTTATAATTCCATAGAAAATATTGTCTTCGCAAGAATCATCTTCAAGAATCTCTGATATATCATCTTCCATTCCTTTTATAAAATCATACATAGGGATATTATCGGTCTTATATTCAACAACTACTCTTGAGGTCATTCCATCAGCTGCAAACAAAAGCTCATATCTACATTTATGATATCCATTTATATAGATTCCACGACTAATATAATCTTCAGTTTCAGTCGGTTCATTCTTACTGCTTTCCTTGATATCATACATAAGATAATAATCAATTACCTCTTTGATATCACGTTCCGTATATATTTCATGCCTTTTTTCTTTGACGCAACCACTATTTTTGTAGGCATCAAAACAATCTGTATTACCTTCTTCTTTGTCTTTCTTGAAATATGACACGTAGGATTTTTTTTCTACATCGTAGTATCCGATTCGGTTACCATAGCTGTCTGGTACGATCTGTCCGCTGAGTTCTAATTTAATTTCGTTCGGAACTAAGCCGCCATATATATTACTTAAATCTTCTCTTGCAATTGCAGTTATTTTCATCTACTTCATCTCCTCCATCTGACTTTCTACAGTATCTGCAAGTAGCTTCAACGATTCAATGAATGTATCCGTCAATGCTGTTCTGTCTGGACATTCAGTGAATGTTCTTACAAGGCTTACTGCATCCTTAATTCTTTCTTCATCTTCGACGATTTCGGATGCTTCATGCAATGTCTTTTCAACATAGATGTAGGTAACGATCTTGCTGTTGTAAAAATTCAATATGTTTGGAAGCAGAATTACGATATGGTTTAAATGGTTTTCTCTCGCCCATGTGAACCCCTGAAGCTCTGCCATTTTCAGAACACTCAAATATTCTTTCTGTGTCTTTACAAACACGCTTTTTCCTGTTAAATCAATCATCAGAATCCCCTCCTCCTATAATCTCATCAATACACTGGTTCCAGCCCTCCACAAAGCCAGTATCAGACGTATTAGCCGGATAATCTCCATTGTCTTTTTCTGGCAAGTCCATAAGCGGACACCAATCAGGTCTTGATTTGCTTTCACAATCATAATGTTCTCTCGTTATAAGTCTCATGTCACTATCTAAACACTCAGCTAACTCGCAGCATCCCACATATTCAAGATCGCCATAATATTGAGTTCCGAATGGGCAGTCATAACAATTTTCTGGTGTGTCTATCACTAACACTGATTTACTCATATGTTTCACTTCCTCTCAGCATCAGACTTAAAGTATTGTACCCCGGACAAGTCCTGACCCCGTTTCTGGTATCTCTTAACAGGACACAGTACGGATATAATGTCATGACCTCATAGACGTGTTCTGTAACATCCTCGCCGCGCTGGTCGATACATTTGAAACATTTACCCGGTCTAAGAAAATATCTTGCACATACATACGCTTTTGTTCCGAATCTTACGCTTGCACTACTCATTCAACTCCACCATCTTTTACAATTTTAATTGCAAATTCAAACGCATCAGTTTCACCCTCGAAATACTCCGATGCATATTTATACTCCGATGCATATTTTTTCTGTAATGCAGCAGCTCTTGTCTTTCTTGTTTCCAACTGCTCCACAACCTTGTCCAAGTCAAAAGCTGTCGGCTGATTATCAATAACTGCACCTATTGCAAAATCCATATCCGAACCTCCAAGAGAATCAATTATTTTGTCTGCATCAATCAGTCTACTCATCTGTTTCACCACCTTTCTCATCAAAATCCAGATCAACTCTAATCACATCTGTGTTTATTGCAGATAGAGATTTTACCTTTAAATCGTAAAATGGTTTCAACAGTTTTGAACCGGCACTAAATTCATCGTAATCCTCCCAGTTTCTTCCTGGATGGCATATCTGGACTTTCTCGCCGCTCTCAACATCTGTGTCAATTGTTGCCAATAAATCAATCAGTCTCATAATCTTCACACTCCTTCACAGATTCATAACTGCCCATCTCATCACATCTACACTGGCAGGAATCCTGTTTAGTACAGCAGATGCAGCACTCTGTTTCGCCGTCCGGACAGTCTAATTTACATCTTCCCATTTAGTCCTCCTTGTATGGTTCTGGCAACGGTGTCCATGCAGTTACAGGCAATCTGAATTCTACAGGAGTCTCAATTTGCCCTGGAACTACAAAGGCTCCAATTCCGTCTCTTATTACTTCATATCTACCAATTGCCGGGATAAAGCCTTTAAGCAGTACAGTAACATCCTTGCCCGGCTCTGGCAGTTTCTTTTCGACTGGAATCCAATCGTTTTCATTTTCATCCAGTTCTAAGTCATCTTGAAGCTGTTCTATCATTTCTAGAAAATCTCTGGCAGTAACCAACTTGTGTCTGTTTACAATATCTTGTATCCAATCATGATAACTGGACAATCTGTCTTTGATGTGGCTCATGCTTCCACCTCACTATCCTCTGGCATCTGGAATATCATTTTTTTCATAAAATCTTTTCTAATAGTTTTTGCAATTAATGTATTATCTTTTCCCCTCTGAGATTCACTGGCCGATTTGCAGACATCAGGAAGAAGAATTTCATTTAATTTTGCATCTGCATAGGCTTCCTGAATCATATCCAGTACTTTCATGGCTTTTGCTTTGGTAGAATATTTTCCGGCCATGAGTGAGCCTGTGCCATCTTCGACATAGATATCCTCACTATCCTTTTCAGGAAAGGCTGATACTGTGCAAATATTGTCGAAATTTACAATCATTCTTTTATCCTGACTTCTGATTAACATTTTGCGTCCTCCTTATCTTCATAGTTCATTACAACTCTGATAATTCTCACAAGCACTTTTTGAATCTGATCGTAAATGTGATGATCGTCAGTTCCGAAGTGTGAACATAATACTGCATTCCGCACGCCATCTGTATAACAATCTGCCATGAAATCAGCACTGTACACATCATCTTTATTGTCGAGTTGACCGTATTCTCTCCACTGAGAAGTAATGTACTCTTCTACTTTTTGGTCTACCACATCGTAACTGTCTTTATTTCCATTGATATGTCTCACACAGCAATCAATGAATCCTAATCTGTCGCAATCTCTGTAATCTTTTGATGTTTCCTGTGTATATTCTCTAAATACACGATTGATTTCTTCGTCAAAATTCTCCGGTAGATTGAAAATATCTACTTCCAGTCCTCTTGGAAGTTTTATTGTGTAACTTCTCATTTTGCGTCCTCCTTATTTCGTGTGACTGGTAATCCTAATTCTTTTTGCTTCTCTGCAATTCTTAGCGGAATGTATAATTTATGGTATTCTCTTCTGCAAATATCACAGTTTCCATAGCTATGCCCCCAACACCAATTACAAAATTTATTGAACTGTTCTTTCAATGCTTCTGAAGATGATGTATTTGCGTATCCTTCCCACATTATTTCCGACATAAAGCTCATTTTCATTCTCGCTTTCTCATATAATTCAGAATATTTTTCCCATGTTTCTGGCAGTTTGGTACAATCTGGCTCATAAGGTTCTGGATATACAGTATATCCGCACTTCGTACATTTGATTTGTGGTGGAAAGTCCCTACTCCATTCCATGTTTCCACCACATTTTCTGCAACGGATGTATCTCTCTACTTTCTTTGGTTTTGTCTTGAAGAATGAAGTGTAATTATTATTTTTCATTGCCATCCTCACTTTTCATAACTTTTCATAACTTTTCATAACTTTTCAAAATTTCTGCGATTGCATTAATATGTTCTGACAGTGTATCTAAATCTTCATCTTTAATTACTCTCAGCCCACGGCTCGACCTGAAAACTTCAATGGCATCTACACCATCTCTAATTTCATTGAATTTCTTTGCCATTTCGCTTTCTTTTATGGCTTCGGAATCATATTTATAAAATGTCTCATATTTATCGTGTTCTCCGAACTTGTCGGTTTCGATTTTGGTTCGTTTAGGAGTTATGCGAATAATCTTTGCCGGATACACCATGACGTGCCTAAAATTTGCTCCCCACCCGCACCGTACTTCTCTTGCAACTCCAACCACATCTCCGACTTTTAAATCATCTTTATTTATCGGGTTTAATTTTCCTATTACCATCCTCTTGCCGTCCTCACTTTCCCCATGTAAGCAACTGACACGCTATTGTGCAGTCCTCCATGATTTCTGTGTTAATATTTCCTCTGTCTGGTTCTAATTCATCAAGGAATATGCCGTTTATGCAGCTATGACCAATTTCTCGTTCCTGTCTGGCTCTGCGTTCAAATACTTCTGGGAAATCTACTCTGATTTTGTTCCAATAACCCATTCTGCCTTTCGGACAGCCAATGCAATTATTGTTCGGATAACCTAAATCGTACATAATCGGACACTTCAGTCCTAACCTGCCCGCTATTCCGTGTGCTTCCTGCTTTGTCAATCCATGTTCAATCAACGGAAATTCATGGTCGTAATCGCTCAGGGCTTCACAAACTCTGTCGGCACGATTCTTTTCGTTCAGGTCATATCCCCATACATAAGTGTGGTGATCTGGGTGCTCACGCTCCCATTTCATGCGAACCCTTTTCTTTAATTTGTCTGTACAAGGCGCTCCGAATGGAGTGTTGATGCATCTGGTTCTTTCAATCACATCATCTACACTGGAATATTCTTCTGACTGGATTATTGTTATCTTTCTTCCCAACAATTTCTCACAATCATGTAAGAATCTCAGGCTATCGGGATGCTGATTCGACACATGAGTATAGATAATCTCGTCAACATCCTTTGCCAGATAGCACGCTACAAAACTGCTTATTCCTGTTGAAAACCAACATACTTTCATAACACCACGCTACAAATCCATGTATCGTGGATAAATTTTTAGATTGCTCTACATCTCATGGTCAGTTTCCGTTCCATGCCTTATAGCCACAATGAATATTTTTCTATACAACCATTTCAAGTCTCCGTTGCATAACCTCGGTTTACCGAGGATTCGTTATTCCTTTCTATGTTTAAACTTCATTTTTCTCCTATCCAAACGCTACCTGTCCGTTATTCTGCATGTAAATCACCGGCGCAGCTTTGCGCTCTCCGACTTTCAGATACGGGCAATTTGCTTTCACGAGTGCTTCTGCCATAACCGGCACAACACTGTTCCCGATTCTTGCTACCTGTTTTGCAATCGGGTAATTTCTCCATTTATAGTCCCGATCAATGATGTAATCTTTTGGAAATCCCTGCATCACCTTTAATTCTTCCGGCTTTAGCATTCTGAGAAAGATATCTGAAATAATGTATTTCTCTCCATGGATATCAACCAGAACATTTACTAGACCGAATCTGTCTTTTGTGGTGATAGTCCCGAGTGGCTCATTAAGCACCTGTCCACACCCTGTTCCGTAATATTTAACCAGAAAAGCGGATATCACGCCGAAGTGACCGGGCGATGTGGTTATCGTATGCAACGGCTCATCACATCCCTGACCGATTCCAGTCTTGTAATATTTCGTGATAAAAGCTGTCACAAGACCATATCTGTTTGATGTATCAATAGTCTTAATCGGCTCAGTCAGTAATTGTCCTCTGGAATCGCCTTGCCTGGTTTCTCCGTGATATTGAATTATGAATGCTAATGCATCTTTATTTTTCACAATGTAAGGATCTGGATTATCAACGATATATTTTTTGATTCCATTTGCAATGCGTTTCTGTGTTGCTTCTGCCAATGGTTTTGGACGGTCAAAGATACTTTTGCCTAAGTCTGACCAATCAATGTAGTCTCCACACTGCTCGTATCGTTTCAGGCCGTCTATTCCGAAACGATTATGTGTAGGATTTGGCCATATTATCTTCTTTCCATCCCTGCGGAACACTGCATACCAACGTTTCCTTGTAGTCGGCGCTCCATAATCCGCAGCTACCAGTTCCCGGCTGTCAAATTCATAACCAATATTTTCCATTGCTGAAATGAATTTTCGATAATCTTCACCGGCTCTTTCCTTGATCGGATGCCCTTTCTCATCGAGTGGTCCCCATTGTTGTATTTCTTCCACGTTCTCCATGATAATCACATCTGGGAGAATTGCTTTTGCGTGTTTATATACAGCCCATGGAAGAATGCGAAGCCCTTGTTTCCTCGGCTGACCGCCTTTCGCTTTTGAATGGCTTGTGCAGTCCGGGGAAGCCCACATCAACGCTACGTGCTGATTTCCGACATATTTCTGTAAATCTACTTTGAAAATATCCTCTGTCAGATGCAGTGTTCCAGGGTGATTCGTCTTGTGCATCAGGATAGCGTCGGGGTCGTGGTTGATTGCTATGTCTACTGATCTGCCGAGTGCCATCTCAATTCCTACTGAAGCGCCACCTCCGCCTCAGCCTGCGAAACAATCAATTATTAACTGTTTCTGCATCTGGCATCACCTCGCTTTCTCCGAATCCAAATTCCTTGTTAATATCAAAAGAATCAAATTCAATCTGCAAACCCATTTCTTCCTTAATTTCCTTGTATGCTGCTTCAACACCGACTTCCTCAACATATCTTTCGGCTTCAGTAATCTTATCAATGAAATTCTGGTTCGCTTTCTTGAATCCCCATGCTTTTTTGATTGCAATAACAGAAATTAAAATATTTGCCACAGCAATATAGTCTTCTGCTTTCCACAGCTTTTCCTGTGATTCTTTGATAAGCTGCTCTTTGATTTCCTGTTCTCTGGCGTTCAAATATGCTTTAAGAGATTCAATTCTTACGCCAGTCTGTCTGGATATCTGTTCCATTGTAAAATTGGTTATGTTAAGTGGCGCAGGGATTGAGTTCTTTTGGATTTTTGGCTTTTTGATCTTCAATTTTCCCATCCAACAGCCCTCCTTATTTTGCCTGCCAGAGCATCAAACTCCATCAACATTCTCCTATCGTTTTTATTTGATTTGCAGATTGTGTCCCGGCCATCGTACACAATCGCATATCTTTCATCGAGCAGACAGGCTGAATAAACCGCCCTTGATACCTGGCTCCTTGTTTTTCCCGTCAGCTCTGAAATCTGATCAATGGTCATTTCTCCAACATACTTCATTCCGTCATATACGTCATACAGTTTCATGTTTCTTTACTCCTATCAGTTCGTATGTCCTGTGCGAACCAGTTCCGTGAAATACAATCAGTCCATCGTCCTCGAACTGCCTTAGATGCCTCTGAACGGCTGTCATGCTAATTTCCAGTTCATCAGATATAATTCTTGTCGGCGGTGTGCCTTTATGCGATTTTGAGTATTTCAAAATAAAATAATAAATATCCCGGCGGTTCTGCTTCCATTCCATATGTTTTCGATGTCTAAAATTATCCATTTTTACGATTCCTTTTCGTATGTTTTCTCATCAATCAAGTTCTGAAACTTTTCAAAAGCCCGGATTGATACTTTGTTACCCTGTTTCTCCGGTTTTAGTGAAACTTGCAAGTGTGTATCTATGATGTGCGACAGTTCTCTGGCGAGGGATTTCTTGCCCTGCTGTACACCTTGCATATATGTCTTTGGCGGTTTATACTGTCCTGTTACTTGCTTTCCTGTCGACTGCCCACCTGCTGTGATGTTATACATCTGAAAACCTTTGTCAGCAAAAGATTTGATCGTTTCAATTTCTTTCTGGTCGAGTTCACTCTTTTTACAGGTCATATATGTAAGTTTCCATCCAGTGGGGTTACTTTCACTGTAAAATTTATGTTTTTTAAGACTTAACGCTATGTGATCGTATTCTCCTAAATGGCTCGCACATCTCTCACAAAGGCTAACTGCCTGCCCTACGTAGCTTCTTCTTATTCCTGCTTCATCAGTTCTGTAAAAAGCATATATGCCGCTTGAATATGGAATACCCGGGCATATTTCTCTTATTTTTTTCTCACGTTGACTTTTCATCATATAAATTTGTCTGTAATTTATTTTTTTCATTATTAAAGACTTATCACCTCGATTCATTTTCGGTGCGTCTTTGATACCATTATGATACCACTTTGATACCTGTATTGCAAGGCAAAAATGATACCACTTTGGTACCTAATTGACACCGACAGGCAAAAATGCTACAATGTTCTAAAAACAAGGGAGGGATTTCATATGACCGTCAAGTCTGATAAGACCAGAACTAACATCACGTTCCCGATACAGCTCAAAGAACAGCTTGAGCAGATTGCCAAGCAGGAGAACAGGAGTTTTAATAATCTGGTCATTACTGTTCTCCAAGATTTTGTAAAAAGTGCCGATAAATAGTCGGTGCTTTTTTTAATTTTCCCTGTATGGTTCTGGGTACGGCATCCATGCCACTACTTTCCCGCCCAGTTTTAATAAATCATTCTTCCATTTACCATCTACTGTATGCGCGCTTTGAACAAACAAACTCTGCTTAAGCAAAATTGTAACCAAAACATCTTCGGAAATTTTCTCGAACATTGCTTCTTTCCATTTACTTGTCCCTTTAAACTTAGCAAACATTGAATCTCTTTCTTCTGGCATTTTCTCACTTACTGGAATCCATCTATTTTTCATTTCTTTCTCCTTTCAAAACGGACATAAATTCAAGTCAACATCCAGTCCCGGTCTTGCGATCTGCACCAGAACATCATCCCCTGCAACGTTCTGTATCTCTTTCTGCATCACTTCCGGATTTCCCCATCCCTCTGACAGGTGACACAGCGTTATGGTTCTGAGCGAAGCGGTCTTGTTCACTCGGATAATCTCTTTTACAGTAGATAAGCTGCTGTGCCCCCGGATGGAGTGTTCAAACTTAAATGAATCCTGTTCCGGCGATTCGTCAAGATGATTACATTCTATAAGGAAGTGATTTATTCTCATGTTCTTGAATGTGAACGGCAAATATGAGAAGTCTGTCGCATATATCAGTCGTCCACATTCTTCATGAGATATCAGGTATGCAAAGTTTGGTGTCTTGTCGTGTGGGACGTAGAAAGGCGTTGCCCGGAACGAACCTATGTCCTTCGATTTCTTCTCTGGTAAGCCAATCATCAGCTCACCAGAGATTACATTTACACTCTTAACTGTCTCGTCATTGGTGTAAATTTGAATGCCGGCGTTCAATATTTCTTTGTACGACTTCTTATGGTCTCCTTAATTAACCATGTTCATGACTTAGCAAACACCCCGAAACTTCTGATATCCTGTAGGAAATTCCTTTCAGGATTTCTGAGTATCTGCATCCGCAATCCAGAAGCAATGTTTCACCAGATTCAGATTTAAGCGCATAACAGTTTCCCGGCTGACTTCCTGTGTTTATTATTTTCATGAACATTTTTCATCACCTCGCTTTCTGTTTATTTGTAGCTATTTAAAATTAAAGAAGCAGTTTCTCCAATCATATTTTTATCGTCCTGCTGATATGGAGGAGTTTCGCACCATAATTCTTTCATATCTTTTAAATCTGTAGCCACCATTGCGTCCCTTATTAATTGAAGCTCTTTAAGCGATAATTCCACAGTCACAATGGAATCCCAATTTATTTTCTTTCTTCCTACCTCTTTCATACTTCATCATCCCCCGGGAATCTGAATACAATGTTTGCCGGTTCAAATTTCATATCTGGACTGCTAACCATGGTTTTGATGATTCCAAAACCTCTTGCAGCCATTTTTATACATTCCTCGTAATCGTCATCACTCATTTCAACGTTTTGTGATAAAAACATTCCTGCATACACTCTATTTAACATTTCCATTGCTTTCTGGCACTTTTCTCGGCTTTCATAAACTGCCATAATATATGGACTTTGCTGTATCCCTCCGGCAAATACCGCCTGTATGTAGTTGTCTGAAACAAGCAACGCTGTCATTTCGTACGGAAGATTGATTTTTCCATCCTGCGATATAATCCTCATAGTTCTCACCTCGTTTCTCGAAATAGTCTTTTACCGACTCATAGTACGGGCAGTTTTCACACCGCCCGATACAAGCCATATATTTCCCAAATTTTCCTGAGTCGCACCGATCAAAATTGATACAGTCGAAGTGCATCATATGCGATCACATCTCTTCTGGCTTCATAAAATCTGGAATGCTTGATTCCTGTCCTGCTGCCGGAACTGGTTCTTTCTCGGCAGTCTTTACGATTTCTGCGACTGTAGACTGTTTTGGCTGTTCTTCGATTGCAGCTGGCTCGTCTGGGACAAATTCTTCTACATTGGCATTCTGCTCGATTTCTTCTTGTACTTCTCTGTATGTAGCGTCCATCATGTTATATTCGTAAGCCTGCACTGGATTGTCCCATCTTTTAGGAATGGATTTCATAATGTTATTTCGCATCTTACGAATAATCATTGATTCTCTTGACTGTGTTTCATAATAAGACGGTGAAATATACGGTCTTAATTCCTCACAGTCAATGATTGCTTCCAGTTCTCCAATGTCAGCGACCTTTTTCATGATCTCTTTTTTCTTTGCTTCAATCTGGGCTTTCTGCGCATCTGTAGCTTTATATCTATCTGCACAGATTCCAAAAGTTTCATTCTGGAGATTATTCTTGATATGTGCCGCAAGATTCTTCAAAACATCTGCTCTTTCGCAAGAAAGATATTCAATATGCCCGTCTTTGTACTGAATAGGATATACGATACGAACCACCTTACCTACACCAGATTCTTCCCACTCTGGCGGCGTGATTTCTACACCTCTGTGTCTCGGCGGTGTATATTTGTCACCCTCTCTAACTTTCCAGTACGGGAATACTTTAGCTACATTGACGCCGTATCTACTTACAAGAGCATCGTATCCATCACCCTCAACCGCAAATTCGACTTTCTTTTCCCATTGAGGTTTCTGCCCTTTCGCCGCTACGTTTACGTTTCTGATCTGGAAATAACACTCTCTCGGCTGCGCGTTTGCATTCAGTTTCAACGCTGCGACTTTGCTCAGGATAAATTTAAGATTAGAACCGTTGATTGCTTCAAAACTTACACCGCTCTCATGCACCATCTGGAAAATGGATCCCATTGCCGCTACTACACAATCTTTTGAGTATGAATCAAATTCCATTCCTCTTGAAGTTAAATCTCTTTCCATTAAATCAACATAACGATTTGTGTAATAAGAAAGCTGTGTGTTAAAGTTTGCTACCTGTGTGTTTTCTGCCATTTTGTATCTCCTTTTCTTATAATCAAACTTTTGTTACCGTCATATCCCCCTCAGCAACTTTCAATAATATCAACTGCGCATCTGCCTTAATACCTGACAGACTGCTGTTGTCCAGTTCTGCTGCACAGTCTACGAATATCGGATAACTCACGCCGTAAAACTTCTGCAAGCCGTCCATGATAGCAATTTTGCCTTTCATCATCAGGGCTGTATTGGCGTTCCCGATCAGTTTCTTCCAGTTACCATCCTTATCCTGCACGTACCAGATACAAGCATCTACTACTTCACCATTTTTCTGCGTATCGAACAGTTTTACCTTAACTCCGTCAAAATACTGGTTTACCGCATCTTCAAGGGCTGTATTTTTCGCCATGCTCAGTGATTTCAGTTCATCCAGAATCATTTGTGCGTCAGCCTTATTTTGTGCGTACTGCTTCTGGCTTTCCTGAAGCTTCTCAATCTGCTCATCAATTCGGACATTATTGTTGGTTTCACCGATTTTCTGATTAACTGCTGCCAGTTCCTGTTTCTTATCGAATAACTGCTCTGAAAGCTGTTTCTTTGCTTCTTCGCAATCGTCCAGAGAATTAAGCTCCTGCTGTTTTTCTTTGATTGATATAAGAATCTGCTGATATTCGGCGTTCCCTGAGAAACCTGGTTCTTTCGGTATGGCTTCCAGATTCTTATTTTCTGCATCCAGAGAAGTTTTGATCTGCTCTAGTTCATCTGCCAGTTTGGAAATTTCAGATGTGAGAGTTTCTTCCTGCTTATGCGCTTCTTTCATATCGGCAGACGCTTTGTTTCCAACCTGAATAACTTCATCAAGTTTGCGTTTCTTGTCCTGTTCCCATTCTTCCTTAGCCTTTAACTGCTGATTGATTCTTTCCTGCTTCTTCTGTTCAAATCTGCTCTTTAACTGCTCAATCTGCTCTGGTGGAAGATTCTGACCGCAAGTCGGGCAAATGGTCTCTGCATCTTTGAATGTCTCAGATTCAATGTTCTCCAGAGCTGTGTTGTCCCATTCCGTATCTTTGATTTTTGGATATTGCGTTCTAGCGTTCTGTAATTTTTCAAGGAGTTCTTTCTTCTGTGTTCTCAAACTCTCTAATGCAAAAGTCTTTTTATTTAACTCCGATGTTTTAATGTTCCTGTCTAATTCAAGATCAGTGATCTTGTTGCAAACCAATGATTTCTGTTTTAACGAGTCTGCTTTAGCCCTTGATTCTGCTTCTAGCAGCCTAGTTCTTAACCCTGCCAGTTCTGCTTTAATCTCTCCGGCTTTCTCGTTGCCTGCCTGCGTAATCTGCTTTTCAAGGTCAGAAAGCTGTTCCTGCAAGGCATTCTTCTGCAATTCCAGTTCGGCGGTATCAGCATCAACTTTTGACTGCTCCATACCGATAATCTGGTTTGGAATGGCTTTCAACTGTTCTTCTGTCTTTTTCAGCGTTGCGCTGTTCATGGCTTTAATTTCATCTGCCTTGTAGGTTTCCAGAAACGGTACTAACTCGGCACAATCTGGAACTGTCTTGGCAATCTCTAAATCTGATTTCCCGGCACCGTCTGACATGGAAAACAGAATCTTTCTGGCATCTGCGTCTTTCAGGTCTGTGAAGATTTCCATGTGAGACAGCATAAGGAAATTATCAAAGTCAAACCCACGTTCTTTCAAATCGGCTTTAAAATCTCTTTCGGCTTTCGGAACGCCGTTGATTTCGTACTTGTTTGATAATGCAACCTTGCCCGGTTTCCCGCCCTTTGGTTTGCTTTCTGTGCGCTTCTGGAACTTTGCTACGCTTACCGGCTTCCCATCAATTACAAGGTCAATATCGACTCTTGGCAGACATTCTCTACCATCATCCGGTCTGATATCTGGGTTGCTCTTTAAACTGTAATCCTTGTCACAGAACACCCACATAAAGGCATCTACCAGTGTGGTTTTCCCGCATCCGTTCTTCCCAGAAACGATTGTTCTGTGTCTGAACTCTATTTTCTTTTCTGATTGGCCTTTAAAATCGGTCAATCTAATTTCTCTTACTTCGATTTTCTTCATATTACAAAATCTCCAATCTTTTTACCGATACTTCCAACGCTGTTACCCATGATTGACTCTGATCAGACCACAGTTCCCGGCTCTGGAATCTTCCGTAGAGTTTGACTTTCACCCCTTTTTCCAGATTCTCTACGGCATCTGCGTTTTCCTCCCAGCACAAACAACTGATTGCGTCTGATCTGGTATATCCGGCTTTCTTCTTTCTGTTTACCGCCAGAAGTATTCTTGCCAGCTTCCTGTCGTTGTTTGTGCCAATCATCTTTATTGTTGGTTCTTTAATCAGATATCCAGTCAGATAAACTTCGTTTGCATCGTGTTCTTCCAACCTTTCAAGGTACTGAATGTTCATTGCTCTTACATACGCTGTAAGGCTTTTCTTACCATCTTCCCGGACTGTACGGCTTCGCATTTCGCCATATACACTGGCAATCAGCTCTGTTTCCCTTGAAATCATGTATTCCGGCACAATAATCGGAAGAATGTCATAGGATGTACTCTTTCTGAATATTGTCATTCTTCCCTCGTACATCTTGGTTCCACCGTATTCTTCATGTGAGAATACGAACCCTGCCGGAATGTCACCTGATAAAAGTACCTGGTTCTCATCTCGCATCTTCATGTGGTATATCACCTTCTTTCAAAATCTTTGTCAGCATCAAGCCGAGTGTTACAACTGTTTCTCTGAGATTCTTGTTTTCGGCTTTAAGTTTCTGTCTTTCTTTCTCAAGGTCGGAAATAATCTCACTTGCAAGTGTCGGTGTTTCTGTGTTCTGGATGTGTGTTTTTGACATAAAAAATGCCCTCCTAAATTATTTATTGATAAATACAGGAAGGTGTGTTATACTTGCCCTGTATTTAACTTAGCCAAATTAAGTTAGATACGCGGCTCCGTGCGGTATTTCCGGTACCCATGGAGCCAACTTTTAATCTGAGTCGAGACCTAACATGGCGATACATATTTTCTTGTCGATGATTATGCTCTCGCCAGAGTTGAGGTATGCTTTGAACGCCTTTAGTCTGCCAACTAATTCGGCGTATTCCTCGGCTACGGTCTCTGCTCTGAAATCCATCTTATTTTCTTTCTCCATCGCAATCTCCCTCACAATACGGACATGTGTTGTCCATCAAAATTTTATTCAAATGGTCAGTTACTTTCTTTACATTCTCTTCCTGCTGATAACCGCCCTCTGCAATGCTGTACATATCAAACTCTCTTAATGATTCTTTCTTATATATGTTGATGTGCAAGCTGCATCCGATCTTGTAGTTTGCGAAATGAAACGCTACCGTTCTGCCGGTTTCTTTCTGAACTCTCCTGCACAACTGGTACAGTTCATCTACGGTCTTATCAAAATCATTTATCTTCATCGAAAATCCCTCCAAGCAAATCATCAAATAATGTTTTTACAACTTCTTTGATTTTTTCTTTTTGAATAGTTTTAAATTCTTCTTCGTTCATCAGTCCGATTTTGACCGCTTCTTCAATCTCCTGCTTCACAGATTCCTCTGTTTCTTTGTCATCTTCCATAATGGTTTCTTTGATTCCACGAACGATAACAGCTAAGTCAGCTATTAATTCTGCTTTACTGCCTTTAAGTGTGATTTCTCCCATTTTTGTCTCAATCATCTCTCTTTTCCGTTACTGAAAACTTATAAAAAGTTATAAACTTCTATGTTTCATTCCTACTTCAACGAGTATGCTTTTGATGATATAAATATCTATCTACTCACAAGTTCTTGTACTCTCCATAGGCGTAAATTCCGGACTAACGTATCCGTACATATTTGCATTAACGTTTCAGTGTCAGCTTGCAAATTTTTCTCCATAAGTCTTGAGATTTATAGATGCCTGGAAATCTCTGTCAATCATATTCCCACACTCACATCTATAAACTCTGTCAGATAACTTCAAATCTTTTTTGATATTTCCACAACAGCTGCAAAGCTTTGATGATGGATAAAACCGATCAGCCACAATAAGCTGGATCCCTTTATCACTGCATTTGTATTCAAGCTGTTTTCTAAACCAAAAAAATCCTTGTTCCTGAACTGCTTTGGATAAATGTCTATTTTTCATCATTCCGCTGACATTCAGATCTTCAATACAGATAAATCTTGGTTTTCGATTTACGATCTCAGATATGGTCTGATTCAAATAGTTTTTACGGATGTTTGTTAATCTGTGATTTCGTTTTAATAAAAGTTTTTCCTTTTTGATTACATTATTTGTTTTACAGTAACTTTCTCCTTTCTTATTTTTCTCGTAAGAACGAGAGATACTACGCTGTAATCTGCGTTTCTGTTTTTCTAGTTTCTTTACTTTCTGACTCTTATT